AAGCGCTGGCGAGAACTTGAAACTGGTGAGGCACTACCGAGTAAATCAGCCTCACATTTGCCTGAGTACCGCCGTGCTCGGGCTATCAAGATGGAGGTTGAAGCTATCAGCCTGGCGCTGTCTTATATGCCTAAGCTAAGCGATATCGCAAAACAGACTGCAATGGCGCGAGCGGTTAACGATGCTGCTGGTATAGAGCTGCTGCCATTACCGGAGGTTGAGGAGCATTACCACACCGCGGGTGAAGTGGCAAAAATGCTTGGGGTTACCGGGCAGAAGATTGGACGGGTAGCTAACGCCAACAATTTGAAGACGGAGCAGTACGGAATTTTTGTTATGGATAAGTCAGCATATAGCAGTAAGCAGGTCGAAGCGTTCCGTTACAACGCTGAGGGCGTAAAAGCGCTGCGCCACCTGATTCACGGCGCTGATGTAGCATAGGTATTTCGATTTACTAAACGCCATCATTTAAACCCGCCCCGGCGGGTTTTTTGCATGCAATCCGCCGCAACTTTTCCTCTCGTTGGTTGATATGTGATCTTTTGCTGTTATGATCTCGAATAAAAATAGTGAGACCTTGAGAGTTATCATGAGCAAAAAAGGGATATTAATTGGCATTGCGATGCTATCTGCATGTTTGGTTGGTTCAGTCTTTCTAGTTTCCTCTGAGGACGCGCAGGGTGCCGCAATGGTTAGCGCTTGCGATGCCCTGACCAAAAGTCAAATGAAGTCACCATCAACATATAAAATGTTGGACTCTTTATTTGAAATAAAGAAAGTTGATAAAGAACGTATCTCTGCCAAATTAAAGCAGATAGATAACGACGCCATAAGCCAAGGTGTTACCAAAGGCTATTTTAGCCTGAGTGAAGGAAAGGCTTTTGTTGATTTTGAAGCACAAAACTCCTTTGGAGTGCCATTAAAAGGCACCACGCAGTGTAACTTCAACATCTATGCTGACTCTTGGGCATCCCTTGAATCGGCAACGGTGGGTGATAGGGATGTGAGCATGGCTGATATAATTATCACATCATCTGAACACAAGGTTGATTCAGGATTTTCATCAAAGCTTAAATATCTTAAATTAAAGATTCTTCAAAAAATCTGATTTATACACAGCCAAAACCCGCCAATGTGCGGGTTTTTGTTTTCTGGAGACCACCGATGGCCGGAGATAAGCAGTTAGGTAACATCGTCTACCAAGTGGAAATGGACGTTGCTCAGCTCATTGCAGCGCAGCAAAAGGTTAATCAGCGCCTTGACCAGATGGACGGTAGTTTTAATAAGTCATCTCAGTCTGCTGGTCGTTTCGAGGGGGCATTAAACAAGGTTGGGCTTGCTATTGCTGGCGCGTTCACGATTGAAACGGCCAGGCGGTTAATCGAAATTGGCGACCAGATGAATACCCTGCAAGCCAGGGTTGCGCGCCTTAGTCCAGGCGTTGATGCTGCCAAAGAGTCAATGAAGGCATTGTCAGCTATTGCCTCTCAAACCGGGAATAGCCTTTCAGATACTGAGCGACTTTGGGAGACTCTCACCTCAGCCCTGAAAGAAACAGGCGCAACAAATTCACAGATTCTTTCCCTGACTGACACACTTCAAAAAATAGGCACTATCGGCGGGTCGTCTGCTGAGGAAATGTCTAATGCCCTGCGACAGTTCGGGCAGTCAATTGCAGGCGGTGTTGTTCGTGCTGAGGAGTTCAACTCCATTCTTGAGCAAATGCCGGAACTGGCAAGGCAGATAGCGGCCGGGTTAGGCATTTCGATTGGTCAGTTAAGACAGCGAATGCTTGAAGGCAAGCTAACTGCTCAGGACGCGCTAAACGCTATCCAGAAACAGTCGGAGAGTGTTAATGCTGAATTCGACAAAATGCCAGTTAGCATCGACAGAGCTAAAAACAGTCTCGATGTTGCCTTTAAAAACGCAATAAGTGATCTGAACCAGGCAATAGGTCTGACATCCACACTTGCCGGATTAATGCAAAGCGTTGCTGATAACCTTAATTATTACAATAACAACGCAGGCGATGCTGGCAGGATGCCAAAGCTGATTGAATTGCAGAAAAAATATAACGATGAGCTTAAAGAAGGGCGGAAGTGGTATGACTTTTCGGATAAAGACTGGGAGATAAGGCGCGGTCAGGCAGCTTTCGAACTTAAGCGTGTAGAGCAGGAAATAGCCAGCATTCGTGCCAAGGCTGCAAATGAAGCCAAAAACAACCAAGGTTTCAAAAGCCCTTCAACCAACGGTGATGATGCAGCCACCCAAAAGCTTGTCAAAAATTCGGAACGCAGATTAGCACTAGCCAAACTTGAAGGTGAGGCTCGCGCACGGTTGCAGGCTCAATATGATGCGGCCGATGCCGGGATTACTGACCAGAAACGCGTGAAGGCACTACAGGACGAGTATGCCGAGACATACCGGGTAACTGAAGCAAGAAAGCAAAGCAACAAAGAGGGCAAGCAGTCAGCCAGCCAGGCTGAGTCAATAGCGCAGAAACTTGAGGCGCTAAAGCAGCAGTCTCAACTTGCTGCCGACTCAACTGATGAATTGAGCAGAGAGCAGGCAATGCTAAATGCTGAGCTTTCTCTTGGAAAAGGTGCTACCCAGGCTCAAATCCAACAGGCAAGGCAGTATGCTGCGACAAAATGGGATACAGCCAATGCTATTAAGGCACAGGCTGCCGCTGAGAAGCTACTCCCGGAAGCGCGAGAGAACGCCAGCTATAAGCAAGACGTGCAAGACCTGAATACTGCATTGTCTGCGAAAAAAATAAGTCAGGAACAATATAACCAAACTTCAGAGAGACTTGAGGCCGAGCATCAAGCTAACCTCGCCAAAATACGCTCTCAGCAAGCAGTTACGCCGCAACAGGAAGCTGCAGGCAGTGTTGATCCAGTTCAGCAGTTAGTCAATGAAAACACCAGAAAGCTTGCTCTCATTCAGCAATTCGAGCAGCAAGGCGTTATCTCACATCAGAACGCCCTTACTTTACAGGCAGCCGCTGATCGTAAGTATGAACAGGAACGCATTGCCGCTCAGTGGGAAATATGGCGAAACCAGAACGCAGGAAACGAAGCACTTGCTGCGTCATTCGATGCACTTGCTGGTAACGCTTCAAACGCACTAACAGGAATAATCACTGGAAGTATGAGTGCTGAAGGCGCTGCCAGATCGCTGGCAAGCACGGTGCTCAATAGCCTGGTTAACTCATTCGTCCAGATGGGCGTTGAATGGGCTAAGAATGCCATCATTGGGGCCACTACTCAGCAGGCAGCCATAGCAGCTACCACTGCCACCCAGGTTAGCGCTCTTGCCACCACAACGGCAGCAAGCACCGCATCAGCAGCAGCCACCACAGCGGCATGGACGCCTGCAGCAATCGTTGCATCAATCGGGTCATTCGGTGGTGCCGCTGCGGTTGGGCTTGGCGCTGTCGTAGCAGCACTCGCTCTTTCTGGTAAGAGAAAAAACGGCGGCCCGGTATCAGCGGGTGGGATGTATCAGGTAGGCGAGGGCGGGATGCCGGAGATTTACCAGGCCAGCACCGGTAAGCAATACATGATACCGGGCGACAACGGCAGGGTGATTAGCAACAAGGAAATGACCGCAGGCGCAGGTGGCGGGGTGGTAATCAACATCCAGAACTACACGTCGTCCTCTGTAGATGCTCAGGCCGGTACCGATGCTAATGGTGGAGTGACCGTGGATGTAATAGTCGCCGACCTGAACAATGGCGGTCCAATCAGCAACGCCATAACCAGCAATATGAACGTTAAACGCACGCCAAGAGGACAGGGCTGATGGCGATTATCGACTATCCTGACTGGCTGCCGCTGGCGCAGAAAGCCAGCAAAAATATGACCTTCGACACCGGGTTTCAGACTGACCAGCCAGCGGTCGGCCCGGCTATTTTCCAGAACCTTACTGACGACCTAAAAACCACATGGTCGCTGACGTGGATTTTCACACTTGATGAAGAACGCGCTTTCCAGCAGTGGTTGCGCAGTCCGAACTACCTTAACCGTGGCGTTAACTGGTTCCGCATGCCTATCAACATCGGCGGCAGTGGTCTGCACGTTCAGGAGCTTCATTTCACGCAGATGCCTGTGCAAACTAGCATCGACGGCGGCGTGGTGACCTGGACGGGAACCGTTATCGCGAACCACCTCTATAACCCCGACGATGAGTTCGACGACATCATTGTTGAGCTGCCTCCGCCGTGGAATAGCTGGCTGGATATTGTTGTGACCGGTTATCCGGATAATCGTGATCCGGAATCTCTGCCGAGGGTGCCGTAATGCCGTCTTTTCGTGAATACAAACAACAGCGACCGACGCGCGGACTGTTCGACACCATCACTTTCTATCACCCTTCATTCGGCTACGTCCGCCTGGTAGACAAGCAGTTCTTCGATAAAACACTTGGCGGCCAGGTGTACAAGCCTGCGCGCTTCGAAATTGAAGAGAGTCAGCAGAGCGGAACGCCGGTGATAGATGCGACGGTTAAGCTTGGCCGCCTTTCATCGGGCATCAAAGCGCTGATGAAGAAGTGGAATGGGGCATCCCGATTGACGGCAATTACAGCGACGCGGCAGATATTCGACAGTGGAGACGTATCTGCACCGATTAAGTCGTGGCAACTGTACGTCAAGACTGTAGACATCGACGCAGATGCTGCATCAGTGACTCTCTCAGTAACCAATCCCCTAAACAACAACATAGGCCGACTTTATGATCCGCAGGAATATACGGGACTTCAGTACCTCTGAGTTCGTCAGGCTGGTCATTGGCGTGCCGTGGGCGAACCGTGCCTGCTCGTTCGAGAAGGTGGATTGTTGGGGTCTGGTTATTCTTTATTACCGCCACGTGCTCGGCATTGAGCTACACCAGACACCGGACTACGAAGCCGGGGAGGACTTCTTCACCTGTTATCAGGGCGACGTCGTCTTCTGGCGTCAGGTCGATAATCCGGTAGATGGCGGGATATTCGTTGGATACCGCGGCGCGCAACCGGCGCATGTAGGTCTGGTGCTTAACCGACAAGCCCTGCACTCGCGCGGCGAGAATGGAAGCGTGCGTGCAGACTCTTTGCTGGTCATTCAGCGTGCATTCACTAAAGTGGAGTTTTACGAATATGGCGTTGATTGAGCTTCAGCGTTTCCCGGGAACGCCAAAAGAACGCTACAGGGTGCCAAACGGCACCCTTTTTTATGACTGGCTGAAGGGCAATGACGACACCTTTCACCGTGACCTGCTGATCATCCGCAACGGCGTGAAGCTGAGTGACGACGACGAGTTGGCGTTTGAGCTGAGCGAGCTGGACAAAATCCAGATTTTCGACCAGCCAAAAGGCATCGTAGAAGATATTCTTAGCCCCATCTTTAAAGTGGTTGGGCAGGTGTTTTCGTTTCTTGCGCCCAAACCTGCTATCGCTAATACGGGTGGAAATTCGGTTGACTCGCCCAACAACAGTCTGACAGGGCAAACTAACACCGCTAGGGTATATAAGGCTAAGCCTGACATTTACGGGCAAATCAGATCGTTCCCTGACCTTATTCAGGAATCCTTGTTTGAATACGTCCGGCAAAGCGAAAATGATGGCGGGCTGAAGTACGT